TCTGCGCGCCTTTCATAAAAACGACAATATCGTCGGTCGACTGAGCGCTTAAAGAATCCATGATCTCGCGCAAATAGGGCGTGCGATCGGTGCGCCATTTGCCGGCCTCGCTGCTGCTGGCTTGGTCCAAAACGCGGTGCCGATCAGCCCATTCGCTGACGGTCAAATCCGGTTCTGGGCGCAGGGCTGCACTATAAGTTTGGCTGTACACGGTCGGCCACCAGTTCCAAAGTATCTTTTACCTCCCGGCGCAGCTCGAATAATATCTCCTTCTCAGTGCGCCCAACTAAAATCGATGCGATGCGCTCCGGCAGCGCGAGAAATGCGTTTTTTACTTCACGCGCGGCGGCGTCGGCTTCCTTTTTGACGCTGGCAACTTCGACAAGTTCGTTTTCTTTTTCGCGTAGAACCAGTTCCGCGAGTTCAGCATTTGCCGCTTCGCGTTTTGCGCGCGCCGCATTATATTTCGCATAATCCTCGACCCCTTCGGCTTCGACAGCCGCTGTTTTGCGCCCTTGTTTCATTTAGTTATATAAACCTCATTTTTAATGCCTTTTGAATCTATTCACTATTAAAAAATCGCACTTCGAACTACCCGCACACGGGCTCGCGCCAGAAGGACCCGCACCAAATGCCCTACAAAGCACGATATATCTTGGCAATTGTAGACCTGCTGACGCCACAAACCCGCGCACAATGCTCTTGAGACCGGCGCTGACGCTTGTACTGTGCAACCTTTGCGATCAATTCCATCCGTGTTGCAAACTTGCCAGTCGACAGGGGTTTGTTGCCGTTTGATTGTGTCTGCTGCAAATTCATTAGCGTGCAGTCTTAATTGCTTTGCGTAGGTTTCGCGTCATGTTCCTTGGAAAGTTTTTTCTAGCCGTCTTCGTTATGACCTCATAAAACTGGAAACGCTTTCTATATTGCGGCTTTTTGCCCTCGACCATGAACGGCGTGGCATTGTTGCCGTTGCGCTGCATGATGATCGTCCTTTGCTTATTGGTATTGATCGCAAAGTATTTTTTCTTGCGGCGCTTGGTGTTTTGGCCGGCGTCTGTATTGCGTCCAATATCCGAAATAGCTTTGACGATCTGAGCGTTGTGAAGGTTGCCGTATCGATTGCGCGGCGCATCTCTGCCGGCATAAAGATAACGGCCAGAACCAACGAACAAGTGCTCGGCTTTCTTCTGTCGTCGAGTGCCGCCAAGAATGTGCGGCTTCATGATGTCTCGACGCGCTTGGCCTTTATCCCCAAAGTCTTCGAGATCCACCCGAGCCATCATCTGATCGATGTTTTTATTTTTGACAGCTTTTTGTACAGTAATCCCTTTGGGTATGTAGCCGACAATTGGTCGCTCGAAGGTTTCTCGCATGTGCTTTTTAGCGGCTCTCATCGCCTGAAAAGCTGTGTCGTTCAGCGCTTCCTGATAGGCAAAAGGCAATTGCTTGCGCTGTACTTTTTTAAGCTGCCTTTTAAATTCGTGGATGTTAGTTCCGACTTGAATTTGCATCGATCACCGTCTCCTCGCCTGTAATAGTGTTTAGCTTTCGCCCCCGTTTCATGCGATCCGACGTGCGCTCGCTGCGCGGATCTTGTCCAATCGCAAACGACAGCCACCAGTGCGCTTTCTCAAGGTTTTCGTCGGGGTCGCCTTTCTTTGTCCATCTCCAAATCATCTCAAAGGCTTGTATCACGCACGCGGTTTTGACGGCATCGTCGCCAAATTGCTGCACCATCGCATCGATGCACTCGATATCGCCGGCATAATGAGCTGGCGCGTGTACGTTTTCAGAACGGGATATCGTCATCTTTAAACTCCACCTCTTCCCAGTTGGTTATTCGTGTGCCGGTAAACTGCGCCTTTATGGCTATGATGTTCGCCGGGATCATCTGCACCAGCTCATCGAGGGTGAACGTGACGACGCCCTCATTCTCAGCCAGATCAACGTGCTCTTTCTCTTTGACAATATGAATCGGGGTATCACGAGGTCCAGCCTTAGCAGTCCAAATTGTCGGCGGGGTAGGGCTAAAGCCCAGCCTCTCAGCCTCGCGCTCGAGCGCATCAAATCCGGCGGTAATCGATTTGGCATGTACTCGCACCGATGGCAGGTGATTTGCCTTCACCGCTTTTTCATAACGCTCGACCTGCGCATCCCATTTGAAGCGCGTTTCTGGGCTGACCTTGAGGCGCAGATAATCCTTTCCCCATTTCCGATCGGTTGCTTCGCGCAACGCGTCAATTCCACTTGTGATGCTTTCTAGTTCAATATTTTTTTGCATTGTTTAATCCCAGTCATCAGTAGTCATCATTACCCCCACCCTATAGGGTGGTGGGTAAGGTGATGACTCGTGATTTGTTGACCGTAGAGGTGATGACTCGATGATGACTATTTCCTGTTTTTTCATTGATATCAATTACTTGCATGAGTCATCACTCTGATGACTCGGGTGATGACTCTGATGACTGAGTCATCATTAGGGGTGATGACTATATCCTCGAGTCATCACCCCCTAGTGATGACTATATCTGTATAGATATACAGTTAAATTTCGTCATCTTCACCACCAAACGGCGCAACAATCTTGCGCATTTTGTCCGTCATATCTTCCATTTCGTAGATTAACCGCCGCGAGTCGTCCCATAGTTCGGTCACTTGCCCCCGCAGCTTGGTCAGCTCTTCGATCAGCTCATCGATGTCGCTTTCATGTAGTTCGATCGTCAGTTTTGCCATTACCACCAGTCCGAATAATGCTGTTTAAACCAAAGCACTGGATCTGGTTCCACCTCTTCGGCAAACGCCAAATCCTCGGCCATTTGCTCGGCCAGTGCCTCCATCAAGTCGCGCGCCTGCTCGAGCACCTCAAATTCTTTGTCGCTAAGGTCCAAAATGCCTCGGATGTGCGCCTCTTTGAGCGAGTTGCCTTGCTGCTCGATCTCATAGATCAATAAATCTTGGCGCAACCAGTGCTCGTTCATTCAAGCACCCAATGCTCGTCGTTGTGCTTGCCAACGACCTCCCGCTCAACCAATCGACTGACCGATCGCGCAAATGCCGTGTACCAACTTTTTTTGCCGGTATCCATCAGATTGCGCGCTTCCTCGCGCCAATCATCGAGACTGACCACCATGGCCATGCCTTTAACTCGATTGGACACCGGCGCTTTGCCGACTCTAAAGACGGCGCTGCGCAACGCTTTAAGCGTCAACCGTTCGTTGGTCGTCAATTGGAATTTTTGCTTTTCTTCGGCAATGATGGTCGCCAGCTCGAGGGCGATTGAGGTCTGCCCAAGCAATCCGTCGCCAACCTGTACTTGCACCATATCCAGCGAAATCGGCTCGGCGATCTCGATGTCTTTTTGCTTTTCAAAGGTCAGCTTGATTTGGTTGTCATCGACCCGCTTACAGCTCATCGAGGTATTAACCGCGCCAAGCAAACTCGAGCTGCCGCGCATACCACGCCCAACGTCCTTACCGCTGTGATGGATTCCCAGCACGCTGGCGTTATGATCCGACTGCAACTTACCGCACGCGCCGATAAATTTGCCCATATCCGTCGCGCTGTTTTCTTCTGCGCCGGCCAGCGCTCGAGCCACCGTATCAATCACGATAAGGTCAAATTCGCCCATTTCGGCGATGGTATTGCTCAATCGAAACATGCTCGCAGGGTCAATCATTTCAACGGTTTGCGGCAATATGTAAAAGTTATCTATCGGCTCGTAGCCGTTGTGCTGATGCCACGCCTTAACCCGTGCCGGGAGGCCAGAAACGCCCTCGCCAGCGATGTACAGAACCCGCCCTGGACTAGTAGTGTGATCGTTCCAATCGCGTCCGGCAGCGACGTGCAGGGCAAAATCCAGCGCCAAAAACGTCTTGCCTTCGCCGGGAGGCGCATACAGTACAGTCAGCTCTCGCTCTGCGATCACGCCATCGATCAACCACTTTGCCGGCGGCATAGCGTACAAATCCGCGATTGAGAGCACTTCATAACTGAGTGGGATGCCCGAATCTTCGTCAGATTCAAAATCAAGCTCTATTTCGACAGTGTTTTCGTCGACATATTCGGCTCGTTCCATTAATTCGACGTAATCGTGCGTCTTTAGAAAATCCGCAGCGTCGTATTTATCGCCAAATTCCCGGAAATGAATGAGCTGGATGCTATCGGTAAATGGGCGCAGCGACTCGATAACCTTGCGCGCGTGCGCTCGCCCTTTGGCATCGTTATCCTCAAATACGTAGCAAGTGCGATCGCGCAATCTCATCGAATGGATTTCGCCCCATTGACCGCCGCCGCCGCTGTTCGTAGTAGCCAGCACACCCATCTCAGCGATCAATGCTTCGCAGCACTTTTCGCCCTCGAGGATATGCACCGGCTCATCCGGCCTCGAGGCGATCTCATGCAATCGGTAGGGCAGGGGATCAATGCCCTTGCCTTTAATACCCGGTTTGCCAGCGGCATCGAATTGCTTGAATCGCTTGTTACCGCGCGCACTTTCTTCGCGTGCAACCTGATAGCGGATGACGCCATCCTCATCGGTGTAAAAGTAGCGCGCTACTTCCTTGAACGTTTCAGGCCTTGGCGGTACAGGCTGCAATCGACACCCATGCTCATCGAGCTGTTCATGGATAGGGCGACCATCGCCGTGGAGTTGCAGCAGGCTGATCGCGTTGCCGCCTTTCTCCAGCTCGTAATCGTAAAACTGACCATTGTCGACGGTTAAGCGCTTCGATCCATGTGTGCCCCAACGGTACTCGTTGCCATTCACTTGGCTTGGATCTCCAAACAAGGCGAGGCATATTTTCAGCATCGCGTCGCCGGAAATATCGTGTTCTCGCTCGCTCATCATCGGAAAACCCCACGCTGGCGGGTAAGGGGCGAGGGGTTAGGTATGACCCCGCCAGCGTGAGGGGTAACTGTTACCATGATGCGGCAGCGCCCGCAGACTCCAGATCATCATCGCGCAGCAGTTCGGTAGGGCGATCAACCCATCCGACAATCGACCATTTTGGAATTGACGTGTTGCCTTTGCCCATCGCGGCTTTTTCTGCGCCTTCCCACTTCAATTCGGCCAGCTTGTTGCCTTCACGATTGCTGGCCATGTCTTCATAAAGGGCATCAAATCCAATCAGCGAGCCTTTTTGACTTGATTCCCAGATCTTGCGCTCACCGTCTAGGCTAAACTCAACCGTAAAGGCCATTTTCCAATCCTTACCGGGTGAGGGCAGTTTTTGCCCAACCGTTTCACCAAAAGTTTTCTCAGGCGCGCCGTTGCCTTCTGGCCATAACATCCAGCCAGTGCGCACAGAATCGAGGTCGCAAATGATTTTTGCCTTGCCCATATCAAACTCGACGCCTTTTTCATCCCACACGCGCGCTTGCGCTTGAAACTTAATGAATAAAGAACCGCCGCTGTCATCACCCGCTAAACCTAATATCGACATAATTTTTCCTTTAATTTTGAGTTTTTCTAGTAAGGCTCGACGTTGCGAACAACGTAACACCACGTCTCAAACGACGTTGTACAAACCTGATCGTTTGTCTCGCCGAGACCTTTATTCAGTATGTGCAGCGGAAAAACGCAACGGATTGGTCGCCGATCGAACTTGTAAATCAATACGGGATTGGTGCCGCGCGCCGCGTTGCAGGTCTGCGTCCACCACTCCGGACGGTGCAGAAAGCTGCTGTTATCGGCGTACCGCTTGCATTCGATTGTCCAGCCATCAAGTCCAATGAGGTCGCCGTGTAGCGATTCTCTATACTGATCGAGATCTCGCCGCACTGTGATGCCCAAATGTTCATAGATTAGATTGGCGATTTCTCGCTCAAATCCTGCGCCTTTGGCGCGACTGTCAACCATAGCTTTTGGCCAATGTGTTGATTCTTCTGTGATCGGCATACAAACACCGAAACACCCCTACGCTTGTGGAACGGTATTTGTTCAGTTATTCTCGGTCAAGGGTGTAATTATGTAGTTTGGTGTTTATATCTTGAAAATTATCAAATATTAATTATAAAGGTCATATAGGAGGGGGGTTAGCGTGAAAACGATCGTATATTACCGCGATCGGACAGGCGGCAAGGGCTTGCAATATCAGCAAGAATTGGCGGCTGAATGGTGTGATTCGCGGGGCTACAAAATAGCGGGGCAGGTCATAGAAAGCGAAAAAGGGCGCAAAAGAAGCAAACGCCCGGAACTCGAGCGCGCGCTGCGGCTGGCACAATTGGCTAAAGCAATTTTGTTCATTCCGACATTTGGCCAAATGAGCCGGAATGCCGACGTGATTGGCAAGATGATAAAACACGGAATCGAGGTATGTACGCCGGACGTGGCGTCGTTGGCAGAGCCGGGCAAAACCCGCGAGGTGCTTAAGGTGATGGCCAGCGTGGCCGAGTTTGAGGTGACTGAAACTAAGGCGCGCGCCCAAAAGGCGTATGACAAGATCCAGAACGAAATTAAGCGCACTGGGAAGCACGTCACCAAAAAAGGCAAGGTAATTACCACGCTTGGGAATGTCAAAACGACTAAATTGGCAGCGGCAGAAGCAACAAAAGCGCGGGCTGCGCAGAAACAGGATTATATTGTTGAAATTTTGCCTGTTATGCAGGGGTTATATGACCGTGGCTGCCGCAGCTCCGGCGATTTTGCCAAAAGTTTGACTGCTAAAAAGATAGTCAGTCCTCGCGGGCGCACGCAATGGACCGCCAGCATGGCGCGCAACATTATGGACAATTGCAACATCAAACCGCGCTCGAGCGTTAGAAACAAAATAGCGCAGTCTGACATTGTATCCGAAGATGTAGTTGACCTAATTAATCAAAATGGGTTAAAAACAGCACAAGATATAGTTGCAGCGCATCCAGAAATGGGCATTTCGATGATATCTCGAAAATTTGGCCTGCCATATGGGGAGATCGCAAAAGCTAAGGATGACCATGCCACGGACAACGACTGAGTTTAAATATCCGGGCAAAAGCGTTCGGATTACCGTACCGCTGGCCAATGACGAGCACATTGCGACGGCAGCGACTGAGCTGCGCGCATTGGCAGATAAACTAACATTGATAAACAATCAAAGCGGGAGGATAAGCGAGCGCGTGATGCACGCGCAGTGGGAAGTGCAAAGTACGGCGATCAAACTCCGTGAAGGGGTAAGAACGCTCAAACACTACAAAACGATCCGATAAGGACGAGGGTAAGATATGAACGCAAAAGGTATGGGAACGCCCAATTTAACAAGCTATCGCCGATTTGAAACTAGGCATAATAAATATTGCGGTAACACCGCAGGACGTGTTTATTGTGATCCAATCATTTCGGAGGGGAAACAAACACCGCAGATAACGGAATTTGCAAAGACAATCGGCGAGATTGCAGTGGTGACACTGTGCAGCGCGTCGATGGTTTTCTCATTCTACATGATATATGCACTGAAAACAGGGGCGATATCATGGTAGGAAAAGTAACCCCAAACCACATGGCTTCGGCCTCTATCATCGCGGCCATCCTTGGCCAAGACAAGTACAAAACTCCCAACGATTGCCTGCGATCGTGCATTAACGCGAGCAACGGCATCGCGCCGCCCGATTATGTGCAAAGCAAGCAAGCCGCTTTTGGCGACCGTATAGAAGGGTTTCTAGCGCAAGCTGCGTGCGAAACCATCGGCGGCAGCAAGCTGAAGCTCGATTATGACGAGCCATTTTTTCACAAACTGTTAGCGCTTGCGTGCTCGCTTGATGCCACTTGCTTCGCCGATACTGTTGTCGAGCACAATCCCGAGAAGGGTATTTATGTGTTCACGCCTAGCAAAAAAATCACGCTGCGAGGCACTGGCGTTATTGAGTGCAAGAATACCAGCGTGAAGCCGGGCGACGGTCCTGCACCGTATCGAGGGCCGTTGCAGCTCCAAGCGCAAATGATGTGTACCTCGCTGAAGTGGGGCGTGGTGGCGACCTTATACGGCGGATACGATCTTAGGTTGTATTTTTACGATAACGACCCTTCGGTGCAGACAATAATTGCAAACAGGGTGCGCGACTTTGACCGCCGCATAACTGAGCAAGATTTTTATGCGCCTGAATCGTCCGACGACGCAAACACTATCTGGCCTGAGCCGCTAAATTTCGACGCCAAACCGCTGGCAGATTTTGGTGAGGATATCGATGATATCTGCGAAGAAATCGCTGACGCCAAGCGCGTAAAAAAGGCTATGGACGCGAAAATTGATGCTTGTCAAAATTTGCTCAAAATAGCGCTTGGCGATCACGTCGCCGGAGTTGGCGAGCGTTACCAGCTTGAGTGGCCAATGACCAACGGACGTGCGGAAAAAACCGTCGTTTATGCTGGGAAAGATCCAGAGCGTGCAAAGTCTGTGCGAATCAAACTAATTAAAGAGGCAAGCCAAAATGTTGCATGATGTGACCCCGCGCCAGCACGATCTGCTGGAATTTGTGAAACGATTTGCGCTCGAGAACGGCAAAAATCCAAGTCAAAACGAAATAGCGCGTGGCATAAAAACCACGCAAAATTCGGTTTATAAAATGATGCAGCTTTTGCAGGATAGGGGGGTTATCTTCCGCGATCAGTTGTGGGCGCGACAATATGAAGTTGTCAGCGAATATAAATTAAAAGATAAATACTGATAATAATATTGTAGATAATAAATCACCCCGCTCCGGCGGGGTTTTTTATGCCTGTTGATAAACTCCGGTGCGGATCATTTCTGCAATCTCTTGCGCTCGATTACCGACCTGAGTTGCCCAACGCGAGTCGAGCAATTCAACCTTGGCCGTGTCCCAGTCGCTCACTTCGATCGCCGCCAGCGCTTTTTTAAATCCAAGTAATCTGGTTAGCCCTAAGTTAAAGCAAAGGTCGATCAACGCTTCTTTGCGCACATCATCAAGCGAGCCAAACCACGGCAGCGATCGCGTCAGTTCTTTGATACAGCGCACGATATCGTTGTCGAGTAAATAATCGATCTCATCGTCGCTAAGTCCAAGCGATCCCTCCGCAATGCAGCGGCCAACGCCAATCGTTTCAAGTCCGAGGTGGTCTTTGTAACAGTGAGTTTCGACGCCCTCATGACGCTTAATCATGTCGCGCAATCTGTTCATTTTCAGCCCTTATGATCGTGGCTTGCGCCGTAATAAAACGAAATGATCGAGCTGACAATGCCGCCCAGATATCCAAGCACCAAGCTGACGATCGTGTCGCTGTTTGCGTCCGGCGGCAGGATAGTGACCAGCGCGATATAGCCACCAAAAAACAGCACGCAACAGACTGCGATGAATTTGGGCGTCCAATCCCCGGAGCTGGAATACGCTTGCCGCGCGTTTTGAACGTCGGCGGTTTCTAGTGCAAAAACGTCCACCTCGAGCTGCTGCATTTGCACTTGGAAATCTAACTCGGCCTTTTTTAGCTCGGCAAGTTGCTCGGGCGTTGCTGCTTTGACCGCACGCTCAATCGCTTTTGGTTCATTCGGCACACCAAGCACGTTGGCAATGACAGACCCGGCAGCGCCCCCAACTGGACCGCCTAAAGCTGCACCGATCGTCGGGGCAACAGACCCCAGGAGGGTTTTGATATCATTGAATTTCATTTTTTGTCGTCCTTGTCCTTGAGGTTATTGAACAAATTAAACAGCACCTCGACCTTTGACTTTAACGTTTCAACGTCGCCAATTAGACGCGAGATCGTGTAAATCAGAAGAGTCACACCAACCAAAGGTGCCCACAATTGCGACAGCAACTCGACAGAATCCATTTACTTAACCTCGGTCAACTTTTCGTTATAAAGGGTATATAGCCTCTCGATCTTTTGTTCTGCCGTTGCCGACTGCGCCTCGATAACTCCGAGCGTTACTTTTATTTCGTTGATGCTGGCTTGCAGATCTCGCAAATCTTTTGTGTGCTCTTTGTTCTGCGCCTCTATGCTGTCGAGCCGGGAATTTTGTTGCACGTCAGCAGCAAGCAATCCCTCTTTCGGCCAAGTAACCCTAAAATTGCTGTTCATGTCGATTTCAGATTGCTGCATCAGCAGCTCGTGAGAATGCTGGGTAATTTCCTGATTCATAGTCACATACGCTGTCGACGCGATCACCAGACCGAACGCTATCGCCACCAAATTGCGCAAGGGTAGGGTGATGAGACTGTCGTCTGACACCGATAATTCACTCACTCTTGCCACGCCATTTCATGACCAACGGATCTTGCCAAATCCGCAAGCTCATCCAAACGATTGTCAGCAAACTCGCAACTGGCGGTAGCCAGCCGGCGAGGGTAGATACCGCTGCGCCGACCGATAGCCAATCGAGCGCTTGTTTAGCTGAATCTTCCACGGTATTACCCTCCTGTCTATTTAGTGCGCTTCGACTTCAACGGGCTCAAACTCTGCCGGCGCTTGCTCGCCGTTTTGCTCAGATGCTTCGTTTTGTGCCTGCTGCTGTTGCTGTTGATACAAAGACAACTGTGCCTCGAGATCCGCGATGCGAATGGCTTGCTGCGCGTTTTGCTTCGCAAGGCTGTCGATCTTGGCTAAGGTCACGTATTGTTCTGCGGTTAATTCTTGTTGGTTGCTCATTGTTTCTCTCATGTAATGTAGGAACGTAAATTCTAAATAAATCTATTTAGTTTTGAGGGTGTTGTTTAGATTTAGCAGATCAGCTCGACTGTGTAATTGTTACCGCTGACAATGTTTTGAGTGGACCCAGTGTTCCAAGCAAACGTCGTCCAATAAGGGCTAATAGTTTGTGCTGAAAATGTGGAGTCCTCTCGGTAAAACGCGGTCGTTCCAACTTTTAACTTGTACCATTGGCTATTAACCCCCAGTGGTGTGCTACCTGTTCCGCTGGTTGTCTTAATTAGCAAGGTCAAAGTGTAAGATGACGACGCTTGATCATAAGTGTCAAAAACGCCATAGATTAATTTGCCTTGATAAAAATTTATAATGTCGGTAATCGTTTGGGTGTTTATAGATCCGCAGAAAGCAATGTGATAACCCCTAATCGTAAAACTTGCAGGAGCCGCTGCGGTGTAGGTGCCAGCAGTGATTGTCGCGCCGTGGCTATACTTCTCTGCATCGTGTAGCCAGCTTAATTTGAACGCTCCACTGACCGGAGGCACGTTTCTGGTTGCCCCGTAGAAGTCGCTAAACTTGGTTGGCGTTCTGCGCTCCAAAGTTGTGCCTTCAGTATTTACGTTAGTGCTGCTACCTAAAAACTCAACGGTATAGGTTGTGTTATTTGCCAAGGTGCTGCCAGCAGCGTCTGACCATCGGGTTGTATTTGCGCTACTGTCATAAGCGTAGTTATTCAAAGTAATCGTTAAAGCAGACCCGCCAGATGGCGTTAATCGCATACCTGTTATGCTGCTGTTGTCCAAATGACCTGAAAATATAATTGTGGTAAAGCCAAAATAATACGCCACAGTATTGATAGCAGGATTTGATCCGATGCTGTCGCTCGTTGTAGGCGACATGCTGCCAACGCTTAGGCTTGCAAAATACCCAACAAACCCTGATGACGTTGTGCCTGTCACCATCGTGTGGGTGGCTACCACTCCCATGATTTACGCTCCGGTCTCAGCTAACATTTTGAGTCATTTCCATCATTTGAATGGCGGCTTCCATATCCTGTTCAACGGTGGTTTTTAGCCTCGTTTCTATATAAAGCTCTTGCCCATCGTTACAGGTGTGATTGAAGCAAATCCAATCATCTCTCATTGTGTAATCAGTCATCAGTCCAAACCGCCGCGCAGATGTCTTGCACCATTTGCAGTTGTCCAGATACATCCGTTGGGTTACCGTCATCGTCATATCTGTTTAAGTAGGTGACATGAGTCGATACTGCTGGCAATTCGGCATCATCTGCATCGTCAAAGGTAATTTCCGTCACAATCATCAGCCGTGGGTTACCTTGGTTTGTTGTACGTTCTGCACTTGGGTCTAATGCAGGATAAGTCTCGCATCGCTGTAAAACTTCGGTTTTAGTGATAGCCATTTATTTCTCCAAAAGGGTTTTAATCAAGGATTTAAGTTCGTCAATTTCTGCTTGTTGTTGCTTCGCGTTTTCAATGAGATACCCAACTAGGTTGCCATATGCGACAGACTTGGTACCCATCTCATCATCGGCTGTATGCACCAATTCGCTTGCGATAAGCTCCAACTCTTGAGCAATTACGCCCGATCCAGTTTTGCCATCTTTAGTGAAAGACACGCCGCGCATCTGCAACACTTTTGAGCCGTCCAGCGTTTGGATGTTTTCTTTTAGGCGCTCATCGGAATAGGCTGTGACGTTGCCGGTTGCTGTAAAGTCTCCCGCGTTTGTCATCGTAAATTTTGTAACACTAGCAAATTGAAATAAAATGTTAGCGCCAGCATAAAGATGGTTCAGAGCGTAATGATTATCATCCGTCAATCCAATCGTAGATTCTATGATTGTATTGTCTTGCGAAAATTTAATAATCGCATTGCCATCTTCGCCAACATTGTCATAGTCAGCTCTTATCAAGATAGCGGCTTCATTTATGTTCTTGATCTCCAGCATGTAGCCAGAGGTGACGGACGCAGTGCCTATTCCTACTGATGCTAGGTTTATTGCGTTTCGACTGGAGTCTATTACTGTGGTCCCGTTTGTTTGATACCCTCCAACCGCATTAAGAACCCCAGAACTATTGAGGTCCATTTTTTGAGAGCCTGACACTTCCCATTTAAAATCAGTTGTGGAGTGGCTTCGGAGTGTCCCGCTACTACCTATACCTCTCACATAAATTCCAGAATTACCTGTTCCGATATTTGACAGATATGCAAAACCGTCCGATCTATTTAAAGAAAAGTTACCTGTTGAGGTTATAGCTCCGCTCGCAATAGTTCCAATGTTGGTCATGTTGCCCGATGAATCCATGACCAAATCTGCGTTGCCCGCCGCCGATCCTTTTATAGCGAGAGTGTCAAACTGTAATTGGCCGTCTACCACAAAAGCCATGGCTTCGGTGCTACTGACTACAAACGCCGCGCCTTTTCCATAAGATAGAGTATTGATGTGAAAAAACTGCAAGTAACCTTGCTGCCCCGTGCCGTTTATAGTTTGATCACTAAAACGAATGCCTGCCCCAGTAGCAGATCCGTTATTGACAACTAATCCGTCTGTGTCTCCTGAAGTCACGGAAAGTTTTGCGGTGTTTAACAGTCCAGAGTTACTCAGACTCATGCGTACGTTTACGCCTTGATCTGCAATTTTTAAAAGGTTTGTACTATCATGTCCTATCAAGACCCCGTATGTTCCGCTGTCGCTATCCTGAAGATCTAACCATGCGTCGGCATCTTCAGATACAAATCTTGCAACTACGTTTTGAGTTCCTGAATTAAAATACCCCGCAAGACCAGCCGCAATATCTACACTTAATTCGCCTGTGGATGTGATTGCACCACTAGAGATAGTTCCTGCAAAGGTGGCGTTTTGTGAGCTATCTAGCGTGAGCGCGTCATTGTTATTTCCTGTCGCAAACACTAAGTTTTGATTTGCAGGATAATATTGGATTGAACACTCTACATCATCATCTACATCACCAAATAAAATTTGGATGTTTTGGTCTGCGTCACACTTAAACTGTTGGAATACTCTGTCACCTGCTCTCTGTATTCTTAGCATAGAATCTGAGTTGAAACTGTCACCAGAATCTTGACCTATTAAAACGTTTCCAGATGCTGTAATGCTTCCGCTACTTGTAATAGCACCACTAGAGATAGTGCCAACGCCGGTAAGATTGTTGGATTTTAAATCTAATTGAGAAGGCGTAAATTCGTACTCCAAAACACCGGATAACGAAACGCCTATTTCGTTTGCACCACTGTCCCAGAATCCTGAATCAACGTCGCCAACTTGAATCGCGGGCGTTCCTTCAGATCCAAGTCCAGTTTTAAGGCGGCTTACAGTTGCCAAACCGCTTGCAGTAATGTCTCCAATGTTGGTCAGGTTGCGACTTGTGTCTATTACTGCGGTGCTGCCCATTATCAGGCGGCCAGTTTTGATCCAAGTATCGCCTGTGTAATCAACCCTGAATCTCTCGGATAAACCGGTGGCCGCTCCGCTGACGGTTGTGGCGTTGTTTGTGTACACCACAAACGCACCAGAACCTTCTTTTATCTGGCTATCAGCATCACCATTCTGACCAACCTCTGCACCAAATCTTACTTGCGGCGTTTCGTTTGTATTATCGTCCTCAAAGCTGAAGTCAATAAAAGACTTCTGCTGTGCAATATCAGAACCAGTGTCATGGTGCAGTGTCAACAAGGTCGCATCGCCAGTGTTTATCACTGTACTAGATATTGTTCCAACTGCCACCAAGTCGTTGGACTTCATGTCAAGTTGAGTCGTCGTAAATTGATACTCTAAAACCCCGCCAAGCGCGAGGCCAACCATATTCCCACCGGCATCATAGAACCCTGAATCAGTGTCGCCGACTTTGATTGCAGGGCTTGCAGCAGATCCTTGGCCGGACAAAAAAAAGCCGCTAGTAATGAGGCCAGTCGTACTTATATCACCTTCAATCGTGACGTTGCCTGATAGGTCTTGTTGGAAAGCGTCAGCGTTACCAGCAGGCCCGATATTAAAAATGCCGTCTTCGTTCTTCCAAATCCTGTGGCTTGTAACAGAGCTACTCGTTATAGTTATGCCATCGCTAAGAGTGTCGCCACTTTGACGTATATGAAACACTCCTGATGAAGCTACACCTGTGCCACCATCAACAATTACCGTTCCATTTGCTGTTAAACCACCGGCCAAGATAGCAAGCCCACTAGGTTCAACAACTAGCAAAGCGGTTGATCCGCTGCCTTGACCTCCAATATCTCCACCAGTTGAGGTTGTAGATGTTCGCAGCTCAAACTTACCAGCATTAGCCGATGCTGTTGATGGCGCGTTATGCAACCAGTAATGACGATAGGCTGGCCCAGTCGCATTTACGTTGGACATGACTATATTACTTGCCCAATCTCCTCCATCTTCTGCTATTACCTGTATCTGTCCCTCTGTTGCTTCCACAATAAAGTCTGCATTGCTGCTGGTTACGGCGCTGCTAACGGTAGAAGGCTTAACTTTTGTGCTTCCGGTCAGAGTCCCACCGGCTAAGGGCAAGTGACCAATTTGAGAGTAGTCATAACCTGTTTCCCATTGCAAAGAATTAGAGGCAGCGCCATCAGCAAAGATCGTTCCAGTAATTAGTAGGTTGCCGTTGTTTACAAATGCGGCAATTGTTTGCGAGCCGCCGGTGTCTATGTTTACCGCAGTAGAATCAACGTCAGAGTAAAGTCTAAACGCCGTCGAGGCTGACCCCCCAGAAGTGTCTTGCAAGTAGACTCCTGCGACACCGCCAGCAGACCTTAAATAAATACTTGAATCAGATATTAAATCGCCAGTGAGCGATAGATCTTTAACAGGATGGCTAAACTCAAAAGAATCGCTTGCCGTCTTCCATAAGATGGACGCATCTGTGCTTGCGTCAACCGCATCT